ACTTAGGGGGTTTCTCGCCAAGAGAAACCTTGCCTTGAAAGGACGGGAAACCCGCCCCTGAAACATCTATCCCAGGGACTTCAGAAAAACTCTGGACGCCAGTTGCAGGGTCGAAAGACGTTTGGGTTCTAGGTTTAGATAGAGACGCCTCGGCCAATTTGTAGTCCATAATTTGTGATTCGGAGGCCTTGCCCCCTTTGATAAGTGGCCCAATTTCTCGAATTACATTCATAGCCTGGGCGGTCATTCCTGTTCCGCTAAATAATCCAGGACCTCGCAAAGATAGTCTCTCCTGGGCGCGTAACGCTGGCAATGAAGCCGCAATGCCTTGAGGGGTAATGTTTTGCAGTTTGGCCAAGTCAGAGCCAAGAACCATGCTGGGCTGTGACATCTGTGCTTGCCGATAGAAGCGCTGGGTATCAATAATATCACGAGACATTTGCTCTGGGTCAATGCCCGCGACAGCCGCACGTCCTGCATCCAACAAGCCAGAGCCAACCGCCTGACCAGCGCCTAGTAGACCCCCGCCGATACGAGAAAGAAGACCCTGTCGCGGTGAAGCCGCCGACATAGCGGGCATAGATGATTGTGGCTTAAACGAATCCTGAAGAAATCGTCTTTCCTCTGGAGATAGATTTGACATATTAAGTAGCTGTTCTTCAGGTGTCATTTGTATGTCCTAGTTTTATAGCTTCGGCAAAGGAGCGCTAGTAACAGTAGCGCCTGTTCCAGTATTGTAAGTGGTTGTAGGAACGGTTGTTTCGTTAAACAACCTGTTAAACCCATACTCAAGCCCAGATGTCAGACCCTTTTGCACATATGGAGATATACCCGCTCGGAAGATATCTCCAGAAGAAGCGGTGCCTGCTCCATACAGAGGTTGATTAGATTGGGAACCAACGGTAAGTGAGCTTAACATATCAATGCCTTCTTTTGCCGCCCTCACAGGAACTTGTGACTCGGCAAAATCTTGTGCAGACAACATTCCTGAAAGACCAAGGGCGCGGTCAACCGAAGTGAAAGGTATAGTTGATACAGCTGGAGCGGCCTCAACACCAAGTCCAAGAGACCTGATACCTACCTCGCCTACGCCAGCTAATCCACGGGCGCCAGCAATTTGACGCTCTATATCCTGAGCCTGTGCCGCTTGTACATACGGAGCAATAGCAGTCGTCATTCCCCGACCAAGAGATTCACCCATTGCGCCACTACCGAGGCGACCGCCACGAGCAAACTTAGAAATAATTTGTTCTTGTGTTGGGGCAAGTAAACCAGAAACCTGAGTTGGAAGTTGAGATACGGAACTTGGCGCTCCCAATAAATCTTGATAAGCGCGAGATGCTGGGTCTAGGAAAGACTGCGCCCCGCCAAGAAGCTGTTGAGTTGCAAGTGAGGCGGGGTCGTAAAATGGGTCAGGCTGTTCTGCGAAAGTCAGGCCACGCTGAATGGCGGCTCTCTCGATTGGGCTTAGTGGTTGTACTTGACCCAATAAACCACGGTCTTGAAGGCCTTTTAATTCTGCAATTCCTCGCTTATAAGACTCTGCCGCATACGCGGGTGGGGCAACTCGCTGAACCTGAGTCCCAACTTGTTGGGAGCCACCGCCACCGCCGCCGCCTAGAAGGGCGCCAGTAGCCGCCGAAGCTATACCACCTGCAACCGCCGCTGTCACTGCACTCATTTTTTGTTCTCCAACTCTTTAATGAACTTCTCTATTCCAGAAACGTCCAGCTTGCTGTCAACAAAACCCTCAAAGGAATCAGTCAAAAGCTCCTCTTCGGCGTCAACGTAGTTAGTCTTATTTGTATCATGGACAGTGACAAAATGGCAACACTCATGTGTATATAAAAATCTACGAGTCCCACTCTTCGTCATCATCCAATATGGCGCCTCAATGCGTTGTGTGCCATCTTCTTCCATTATGGTCACAGAACCACTTAATAAGAAAAAGAAATGATTGTACTTATGTATCTTAGATACTATGAAGCAGTCTTCTGGGGATTTTAGGTCTCTAAGATACTGTCCATCAGCAAAATAATGGTCTAGCGGGAAAGTTACTGACATTTCGTTTCCCTCACCCATAGAGTCATCTCTTTCTAGTATTACATTACGCAACCTGTCTGCTTGCTTTCTATAGTGCTTGCTTTCTTTTTTTGCCTCGCACCACTCAAGAAAGTCTGCAAAACTCAGGTCGTCTGGCGCACCAACATCAGACATTATCTCAGAAAAAGACTCCTCAGCTTTTTCTAGCTTATCAGTATCCATTCTTCCCTCTTTCCACCAAATTAACCTCTCACTAAGTATGAGTATGTTTTTCCCGCAACGCTATTCGGCAGGTGCGAAACCGTTGCTTGCCCCTTATCTCTTGCGCTCACATATGGCTCAAAAGCGCTACCCGTTGTTTCTGATGGTTGCTCGGTTCGTATCTCCGCCATCACAGAAGGAGAAGATGGGCGAGCATATGGTGTAGTTTGCGCGGGGTTAGCAAGAAGACTAACAACAGTATCATCAGCCTCAACTATAATTTCTATGTAATCGTTAGCATCAAGCTCTAGTGGATGCTCAATAGATGCCCTTGTTGCACCAACATTTGAACCCTGCTTATCAGATACGCCAAACCAAGATGTGCTATGTGGAACATCTGTCCCATTAACTCTCAACCAAATAAAGGCATCGTGGATTTGAGAAGATGAATTAACAAAAGTCGCCTCTACATGAATGTTGTATAAGCCACCATATGCAACCGTAATCCTATTGCTGGCAAGAGAGGTTCCGTAAACATACTCGGAGCCGTTAAGGGTTACTATTTGAGGCGTGTTTGCCGCTGTTATAGTTTGGCTTTGGTCGCTTTCAAACAAACCAAATGGATACTTATTAGCCGCCGCAGATGAAAGAGACGTAGGCATAAATAGAATAACTGAATCTGGGCCAATACGTCTGTCGTAAATAATGGTGCTTGTAGCCCCACCAGTGTCCAGGGTAAATTCTCCAGTACTGTTAATCTTTCCTTCCATGGCATTGTTTACCACTTCAGAAATCTGACGCGGATTGCCACCCTCCTTTGGAAGAACCCTGTACTGGTTAGCCATTATCGACGCCCTCTAATTTGAGCGTCAACATCAATCCCCGTAGCATTAGCCCAGTCTCCAGTAATGTTTAAACGAACCCTGTGAAAACGACCAGAGGAGCGCACAGGGCAGAAGTTGTCCGATGTTACATTAGATGCGTCACCAAAAACTATAGGCTCGTTCTGCGTCTGTCTGGAGGCCATCTGGACGCTAATGGTAGCCGTAGCGCCACTTGGGTTTTCAACATATGGCATTACGTTGTTAACCAAAGAGGCTCGACCAGCCTTAATGTCAAACTCACCAGTCTCTAGCGTTGCAGGAAGCGTTGCACCAGTAAACGTCTGAATCTTGTTGTCCTTTGCACCAGCGAAGAAGTATTCGCCCCCTTTGTAAACAGGGGAATCCAGAGAACTAGGTAAAGTGTCAATACTAGTAGAAATAGTAACGAGGTTCTCAAGAGTATAGCCAGCAGTAAATAGAGGAGCCATAGCATCCAAACCAATAGTTGCTGTACTCCAACTGTCAGTCGCATAATTGTAAATAATAAGTTCATCGGGTGTACCATCAGAGTCAGAGCTTGCGTAAGACCACACGACGATTTGACGAAGCGGGTCAATAACCGCACTCATTCTATTTGCAAAGTTAGATTGGAATCTTTTGAGGAAGTATCTGTTTATCCGCTCTGCGCCGATTGGCTTTGCAGACTGACCGTCAAACATATAGAAACCGTCATCAGAGAGATAAAAGACATTGCGGCCAAAGGCTACAACGCTACCAGCAACTTTACATCCGCGAGAGATTTGCACCTTGTCAAACTCAAAGATTAAAGGCGAGCCAACATACTGCGCTCGTACAATACCTTTTTCCATCAAGATGGTTGCATACTCCCCGCCCACAATACCAGTAACGGCGCCGAAGTCTGCGATGTCCTGGAAGTCCGCTTGGGTGGTTGCGCTGACTGCCCAATCTGTAGCGTCACCGATAGCAGACCAGCGAACACGATAAGGCTTCTCGCCATCAGATACATCGTTTGTGTTTCCGCACATAACGAAGTCACGCACAACAGCAATGTGTCGGGCCTTTGGCGCATCAGCACTAAGGTCGGCAAATAACCCACCACCACCTGCGGTGATTGTCTGGATATTGTCAGCATAGTTTGTAGCAATTACGCTTTCACCAAACTGCAAAAACTTCCAAACGTCATTTGAGCCTGATGAGTAGTTTCCAGACTTAGAGATATTAACAAGACTGCTGTCCGTCGCATCTAGCTTGTATAGCTTGGTTTCATCTCCGACATACAGCGCGGCCGCGCCAGAGTCATCCTTTGCGGCAGTCATCCCTCGAATGTAATTATCAGCCGCCCCAGAGAAGGGAAGGATGTCGCTAAGGCTGGTATAGCCATTAGCTGACGGAACCACATTATTTGCCACAGTGGCGCCAGCATTTTGATAGTCTGGCTGGTCTGGTAAAAATTGACCTAACTTTATCATTGTCTATTCCAGTTTTCGTTACCCTCAGAAACAACGCTCCAAGTTTCATTGCCTTCAGATACCTGAGTCCAGCTTTCGCCACCCTCCGATACCACCGTCCATACCTCTGTCCCCTCTGAGGCCACAGACCAAGTTTCATCACCTTCTGCCACTATAGACCAATCTTCACCTAAAATCTCTACCCCTGTTGCAGTAAAGTTTACAATACCAGAAAGGGCGCTGGCGGCGATAAACTCACCATTAGCTAAAGACGCCATGATTGCGGACACATTGGCGCTAGATGAGCCAGATAGAACAACACCACCAGCCGCAGTCGCAATCGCCTGAGTTGTCATTCCAGACTCTCCGACATGAACCCGAATCCCCTCGGATGTAACCAGCACTGTAGCGCTGGCAGTCGATGAGCCTAGTTTTATGCAGAGACCAGTAGATGTTACACTAGCAGTAACAGAGACGGACGACTCAAAGAACTGTATACGAAGGCAAGTGGCAGAGACAGACGCGCTTACAGAAGGGGTGGCCTCGCCCTCTCTGATTGCCAAGGTTGTCCAAAAAGAATCGTCAAGAGCAACCTGACGCATCTGGTCTAGGTTGCCGTATATATTTAGCTGGTCGAGTGATGGCCCTACAATATCAGCCATCGAACTAAGCCGCC